CGGCTGGCCTGCTGCCGGCCCTCCAGGCCACGGCCCAGGGCCTCGTCCTGGGGCTCACCGACTGCGCCCTGCTCGACGCGGGCCGCCGGACCCGGCTGGAGATCCAGGCGTCGAGCGACGCCCTCGTCAGCCTGCCCGCTGGGCAGCAGGCTCAACTCGCGCTCCCGGCAGGCCGCGAGACCCTTGCGGCGCGGAGCGCTTCCAGCGAAACTAGGAGGCAGCTCCCAGCCGGGCAGGAGACGCGCTCCGACCTCTCAGGGAGCAAGGACTGATGGTAGTCGCAGACCAGAACGACGTGATGTACGCCGGCAACCGCCGGACGTTCCGCTTCACGATCATCGACGAAGACGACCCCACGCCGAACACGCCGCTCGACCTGACCGGCCTGACGATTCGCTGGGCGCTCTCGACCTCGGCGAGCGACACGACTCCACTGCTGGAGAAGTGCTCGACCGTAGCGGGTGAGATCGACATCGTCGGCGTGGCGACGGATGGCGTCGTCGACGTGAACCTGCTCGCGGCAGACACGCCCCAGGAGGACTTCGGCGGCCAGACGTTCTACTTCGAGCTCGAGGTCGTGGACGCGACGAGCGAGCCGGTGGTGGTTGCCACGGGCAGCCTGGAGATCCGCAACAACATCCAGAACACGGCCTGCTGATGGTCAGCCAGCTCATCGTCGGAGTGAACACGTGGCGGACGCGCGACGAAGCGAACGCCTACCTGGAGGACAGCATCCGCGCTGGCCAGTGGAAGACCACGCCCGGCAAGGATCGCGACCGAGCGCTCATCAGTGCGTTCCGCCTGCTGGAGAAGCAGCTGTGGGCTGGTGAGCGCACGGGTGCGCGCATCGTGGCGACGGCTGCCATCTCCGCCGGTGGTACCGGCTACGTGATCGGCGACGTGCTGTCCGTGTCGGGCGGCACGTTCGGCGAACCGGCGCGCATCGAGGTCACGTCCGTGGCCGCTGGTGTGATCGACGGCATCCAGCTGATCGACGCGGGCACCTATGATGCTGGCGATGAGCCGACAAGTCCGGTCGCGACCACCGGCGGCGGCAACAACGATGCGACGTTCAACCTGACCTTCCAGGACCAGCTGGCCGACTTCCCGCGCGAGCCGTTGACCTGTAACGGCTCGGTCCTCGATCCGTTGGAGATCCCCGTCCAGCTCGGCGACGCGCAGATCGAGCTGGCCTTCGAGATGGTCCTCGACCCGGGCCTGGAGACGGCGGCGAACACGGGGAGCAACGTGAAGCGCGCCAAGGCCGGCAGCGCCGAGGTCGAGTTCTTCCGTGCGTCCAACCGGCCAGGCGAGTCCACGCGGTTCCCGCCGGTCGTCGACGAGCTCCTGCGCTGCCTGAAGGGCGGCGGCGTCACGCCGGGATATGCCTCCGGTGCCACGTCGGAGTCGCAGTTCGACGACTGCGATCGCATGGACCTCACGGAGGGCTACGCCTGATGGCCAACATCTTCGGCCTGAATCTGGCCAAGATCATCAACGATTCGATCAACCAGGCCGGCGGCCTGGTTCCTCTGACTCTCTACTCCCGCACGCCAGGCACACGCACCACGGGCGACCCGGCAGGAGGCACCAATGCCTCGGAAGCGCCAGCGTCGGGACAAGGGATCATCGAGGACTACGAAGACTCCCAGATCGACGGAACCATCGTGCGCAAGGGCGACAGGCGTGTCCTCATCATGGGCGACAGCCTCCCCAGCGGCGTCATGCCGCAACTCAACGACAGCGTCGAGATCGAGGGAGTCACCTACAAGGTCGTCGGGGTCCCCGCGCGGGACCCCGCGGCCGCCACCTACACTTGCCAGGTTCGCGGATGACGACGATCGAGGACCCCTTCGACCGTATCGACGCCCTGCTAGTGTCAGCGATCCCGCGGTTCCGCCGCCGGTTCCTGGAGCTCGTGCAGCAGCTGCGCAACGAGCGCACGATCACCGAGCTCGCGAACCTGCTCGCGGCCGGCCGCTTCGACGAGGCGCTGGTGAACGCGGAGCTCGCGGCAATCAACCTGCACAGCGCATTCGCCGGGACGTTCATCCTGTCGGCCGAGGACACTGCCGACTTCCTGGCCGACTCGCTCCAGGCGTTCGTGAACTTCGACGTCACGAACCAGCGCGCGGTCGACGCGATGCGCCGCAATCAGCTCCGGCTCGTGCGTGAGTTCACCGAGGGCCAGCGCCTCGCGACGCGCACCGCGCTGCTCGACGGGATCGCCCGTGGGCTCAACCCGAGACAGCAGGCGCTCCTGTTCCGGCAGAGCATCGGGCTGACGCGGACCCAGGCCCAGGCCGTGATGAACTACCGGAAGCTGCTGGAGGACCTGAACGCGGACGCGCTGACCAGGCAGCTCCGAGACCGCCGATTCGATCGGACGGTCCAGCGGGCGATCTCCCAGGGGGATCCGCTCCTGGCCGAGCAGATCGACCGGATGGTGGACCGCTATGCCCAGCGGCAGCTGGCCTTCAGGGCCGAGACCATCGCCCTGACGGAGTCCCTGGCCTCGGTCCACGAGGGCGTGGACGAGATGTACCGCCAGGCCGTCGATCAGGGCCTGATGGACCCCGGGGACCTTGCCCAGGTCTGGCACACCCGCGGTGACGGCCGTGTCCGGGACCACCACGCCTCGATGAGCAACCAGGTTCGCCAGGTCGGCGAGCCCTTCGTCTCTGGCCTGGGCAACCGCCTGCGGTTCCCGGGCGACCCCGCCGCGCCGGCCCGCGACCGCATTCGCTGTCGTTGCATCAAGACCACGCAATTCACCGTGGATCTGCCGGCCGAGCTCCAGGAGCAGCTGTTCGCATGACCAGGAAGCGACGCGCAAAGGACCGGCGCCGCAGGAAGCGGCGCGAGGCCTACCAGAAGGGGGGTAGCGCGGCCCCCAGGGAACCTGCTAAGGTATTGACCTCCGCGGCTCCGGCTGCGAGAACGGAATCCATGACCTCCGACACCTTCGAGGCGGAAGCCAAGATCCTGAAGGTCGACGACGAACTCGGCCTCGTCTTCGGCTGGGCGCTCGTCTGCAAGATCGACGGAGAACCCTACTTCGACGTCCAGGGTGACCATGTCCCCGAGGACGCGATGCTCGAGGCGGCCACCGACTTCATGCAGCACAGCCGCGTCCACAAGGAGATGCACGAGGACGAAGACGGAGGCGCGATCCTGTTCGCCTTCCCGATGACCACCGAGATCGCGAAGGCCTACGGCATCGAGACGCGCAAGACCGGCCTGCTGGTCGCGGCGCGCCCAGGCCGAATGGCCCTGGCGAAGTGGAAGAGCGGCGAGTACACGGGCTTCAGCATCGGTGGTCTGCGGCTCATCGACGAGGAGATCGACGATGCCGAGTAAGAAGCGCCGCGTCATGCGGAAGTTCAAGCTGCTGGAGATCAGCTCGGTCGATCGTGCCGCGCAGCGCCCCGCCGAGGGGCTACTGATGAAGCGCGACGACGGCGTCGAGAAGGTACTTCCGAAGCCGCGCTCTGGCGAGTCACGCGACGACTTCGTGTCGCGCTTCATGTCGAGCTCGGAGATGTCGAGCGAGTTCCCCGATCGGGACCAGCGCCTCGCCGTCGCCAACAGCCAGTTCGAGAAGCCGGTCGCGAAGCGGCTGCGCATGACGAGCTCCGAAGAAGGTCACGCCCATCTCCTGGACGACAGCGCGGAGGGCGGAGAGACGTCGTTCGCGCACTCCGAGGGGGAGGAGATGGGCCATTCACACCCGTGGGTCCGGCAGGACGACGGGAGTATCCGCATCGGCGAAGCCGATGGCCACGCGCACACGCTTCTGGAGAAGCGCGTGGTACTACATGAGTCCGCCGATTCCGGCGGTGGTCACAACGAAGGAGACAATCCGATGACCAAGGTCGAAGAGAAGACCGCCGGCGCCGAAGAGGCGGTCGCGAAGCGTCTGGAGGAGGCGGAGGCCCGCGCGCAGCGCGCGGAGCAGATCGCCGAGCTCACGGACGTCGAGAAGGCGCACTTCCGGAGCCTCGACGAGGCCGGGCAGGCGTCGTTCCTGAAGCTGGACTCCGCGGCGCGGCAGAGCGCGGTCGAGAAGGCCCAGGGCGAGGACCCCGTCGTCTACACGTGCGACGACGGCACCGAGATCCGCAAGTCCGAGGGGACCCGCGCC